GTGGTAACTTTGGAGTATATGCAGGACCAGGTGGAGGACAACCAGCAAATCCTAACTGGTCTACAGAACATTATTTAGTTTTAAATTATGCAAATGGATCACAATCTGATACCATAGCATATACCCCATATGCATGTATACCTGGCTGTATGGATACTAATTCAATATCATATAACCCATGGGCAACATTTGATGATGGCTCATGTGCAGGAACAACCTGTGATACAAATACACAATATCAAATATCACTTTCATTAACATTAGATAATTGGCCAGGAGAAACAAGTTGGCAATTTGTTGATGGGTTAGGTAATACATTTGATTATCCAACAGGAACATATGATTTTAATGATATTGGTCAAACATATACTTATTCATTCTGTGTAGACCAAAATGCTGCATTTGAATTAATTATTAATGATACTTACGGTGATGGTATGGCAGGTTCTACATCGGGTGGTTCCATAGATGGGGCTGCTGTTATATATGATTGTTCAGGAGATACTATTTGGTATATGGACAATCCAGGTTTTGGAAATGTATTATATTCAGGTCCACAGAATGCAACACCTTGTCCTACAATACCA